TATGGAAAACGGTGCGTTTAGTTTGAAGCATGGTAAGACTACTGAAAAACTTGCTCGTATGTGGATGAAGTTATGTGATAGATACGCAACAAGAGGTAATGTACGTGGATACACTTACAATGACGAGATGCGTGGACAAGCAATTTTACAATTAACACAAATAGGATTACAGTTTGACGAATCTAAGTCTGCTAATCCATTTGCATATTATACTGCGGCAGTAACTAATTCATTTGTTAGAGTTATTAATATTGAAAAACGTAATCAAAACATTAGAGATGATATTTTAGAGATGAACGACATGACTCCATCATTTACAAGACAGCAACAAGGTGAATGGGAAAGACAAGTCGAAGACCAAAGAAAAGCAATGGCGAAGCAAGAAGCACAAAAAATTACTAAGAAACCATTTGTTCCGCCTACTATCAAAGCCAAGGTGCCGAGATAGCCAAATACGGTTGACTTTCATCAACAAATGCAGTACAATATAAAGAGTATAGTAATTAGAAGGAAATATTTTGTTTAAAAAATGTGCAGTATTCACAGATATTCACTTTGGACTCAAGTCCAATTCAGTGGCTCATAATCAAGACTGTGAAGCGTTCGTAGATTGGTATATTGAACAGGCAAAAGCCGAAGGTTGTGAAACAGGCATCTTTATGGGTGACTGGCATCATAATAGAAATAGTTTAAACATTGTTACAATGGATTATTCAATCCGATGTCTTGAAAAACTTGGTAAAGCATTTGAACAGTTTTTTTACTTTCCTGGTAACCATGACTTATATTATAAAGATAAAAGAGATATTCAGAGTGTTGAGTTTGCAAAGCACATTGACGGCGTAACTGTAATTGATGAAATTACAACAATAGGCGATAGTACTATGGTGCCGTGGCTTGTTGGTGAAGAATGGAAGAAGATTCCTAAGATTAAAACAAAATATATGTTTGGTCATTTTGAACTTCCTAATTTTTATATGAACGCAATGGTACAAATGCCTGACACAGGTGAATTACAATCTAAACATTTTGTACATCAAGATTATGTTTTTAGTGGACACTTTCATAAACGTCAAACACAAGGAAATGTAACATACATTGGTAATGCGTTTCCACACAACTATGCAGATGCATGGGATGATAAACGTGGTATGATGATATTAGAACATGGCGGAGAACCACAATATGTTGATTGGACAGATTGTCCTAAGTATAGAACTGTAAAACTAAGTCAACTAATTGATGAAAAAGATTCATTACTAAAAAGTAAAATGTATCTAAGAGTTACACTTGATATTAACATTAGTTACGAAGAAGCAAGTTTTATCAAAGAAGAATTTATGAGGAACTACAGTTGTAGAGAACTTACATTAATTCCAAGTCAGCAAGATGACGAAATAAACAGCGACATTGACATTACAAAATTTGAAAGTGTAGATCAAATTGTTGCAGAAGAAATTAATGCTATTGATTCAGAAAACTACAATAAGCAAACACTACTAAACATTTACAACGAGTTATAGAATGATATTAATTAAAGACCTAACAGTAAAGAACTTTATGAGTGTGGGTAACCAGACTCAAGCAGTTAACTTTAATAATAAGCAATTAACCTTAGTCCTTGGAGAAAACTTAGATCAAGGTGGTGACGACAGTGGGTCACGTAACGGTACAGGTAAGACCACAATCATTAATGCATTATCTTACGCATTGTATGGTGTGGCACTAACTAACATTAAACGCAATAACCTTATCAATAAAACAAACGGTAAAGGTATGCTTGTTACTCTTAACTTTGAAAAGGCAGGAGTAAATTATCGCATTGAAAGAGGACGTGGTCCTAACTTATTAAAGTTTTTCATTGACGATACAGAACAAGACATTGAAGATATGAGTCAAGGAGATAGTCGTAAGACTCAAGCAGACATTGGCGAACTACTACAAATGAGTCATACAATGTTTAAGCACTTGGTTGCATTAAACACATATACTGAACCGTTCTTAAGTCTAAAAGCAAACGATCAACGTGAAATCATTGAACAGTTACTTGGTATTACTATACTTTCTGAGAAAGCAGAAGAATTAAAAGTAAAACAAAAAGAAATTCGTGACGCTATTACAGAAGAAACTGCACGTATTAATGCTATACAAACAAGTAATGATAAGATAGGCGAAACTATTAACAGTTTGCAAATTAAAAGTACTGCTTGGAAAACGCAAAATGCAAAAGACTGTGAACGCTTACAAACAGGCATTGATGAATTAGAACACTTGGACATTGAACAAGAACTTTCTAATCATGAATTACTTTCTAAGTGGGAAGAAACTGATGCTTCAAGAAGAAACTTAACTAAAGAAAAAGCAACACTTGAAAGTGCATTATCACAAACAGATAAACAGGTTGCAAAAGCAAGTGGAGAACTTGAACACATTGATGAAGCAAAATGTCATGCTTGTGGACAAGACTTGCCAGAAGAAAAGATTGACGAAATACAAAAGAAATTAGAAGAAGAATATGCTGACACAATGTCCTACTTAATGGAGATTGATACAAAGTTTCAAAAGGTACAGGCTAAACTTGCTGACTTAGGCGAAGAACAAACAAAGCCAAATACATTTTATGAAACTGCAAAAGAAGCATATGAACACAGAAGTAATGTTGATAATTTAAAATCAGCACTTGGTGCAAAAGAAACAGAAACAGATCCTTACGTTGATCAAATTGACGAACTAAACAATAGTGCTATTCAAGAAGTTGATTGGAATTCAGTTAACGATCTAAATTCAATGAAAGAACATCAAGACTTCTTGTACAAACTATTAACAAATAAAGATAGTTTTATTCGTAAAAAGATTATTGAACAAAACCTTGCATATCTAAACAACAGATTAACAAATTACTTAGACAAGATAGGATTACCGCACAGTGTTGTATTCCAAAACGACTTAACAGTATTAATTACACAACTTGGTCAAGACTTAGACTTTGACAACTTGAGTAGAGGTGAGCGTAATAGACTAATACTTGGTATGAGTTTTGCATTCCGTGATGTATGGGAAAGTTTATATCAGAATATTAATTTAATGTTCATTGATGAGTTGATTGACAGTGGAATGGATACAGCAGGTGTTGAACAAAGTCTTGCAATCCTTAAGAAGATGGGTAGAGAACGCAAAAAGAATATCTATCTAATATCACACAAAGACGAATTACAAGGTCGTGTGCAGAATGTACTTAAGGTTGTAAAAGAGAATGGCTTTACATCATACGCAAACGATATTGATATAGTACAATGAGCATTGAAGACGACACACATGATAAGTTAACCAAGGCATACTTGGAATATTACAAAGAACTTGCACTATACCAGAAGCATGGTGGAGAACGTACCATGCAATCAAGCCGAAAATGGCTCAGAGAGATACGCACACTGGCTAAAATACGTATGGACGAGATTAAATCCGACTTTGATGCCAAGAAAGAGGCGAGGAAAAGATCGTAACAGTAAGTAAGTTCATGCAGTGGACTTATAAAAACAAAAAAGTTAAAGAAATCCCAGAAGGCGTAGAGGGGTTTGTGTACATAATCACAAATACCACTAACAACAAAAAATACATAGGCAAGAAGTTAGCAAAATTTAAGACCACTAAACCACCACTTAAAGGCCGTAAGAACAAACGCAGAGGTTACAAAGAGTCAGATTGGCGTGACTACTGGGGAAGTTCAGACAAACTCAACGAAGACGTACAAGCATTAGGCACTGATAAATTCACAAGAGAGATACTTTACTATTGTAACAGTAGAGGCTTGATGAGTTACCTTGAGGCAAGAGAACAATTTGAACGCCGTGTGTTAGAGAGCGACGATTATTACAACGGTATTATTAATGTTAGAGTTGGCGGTTCAAAAATTCTCCGAGAAGCACTAAACAAACTATAGGCTATATACAGCACATAAGGTTAGCAGGCCAGTATAATATACTGCTGAGTAAAAGGTCCCGTGATAAGGACACTCGTACATATTGATCGACTACCCAGAGGTAGGAAGCCAACAAACAAATTGGGCTCACTGGTTGATATAGATTGAATGCTGTCAGTCGAAAAACACAAACACGTACATAAAAACTCTTTAGCAATAGGAACGAAGCGAGAGGTAGTTGGAAACAACGATGTCGACGTAGGTTGGGAAAGGTCAGAGCCCATTGTACTTTGTGTATAAACAAATTACCTATTTCCAAGTCTTGGCTGTGACGAGCTCACATGATGTTCAAGATTAGATGGAACCCTTAAACAGGTTCCGTCTGACTGAAACAATCTACATGATGCTAAATTGCTTCGCAATTATTATATCATTAATTAAAAGATATAATGTTTGAGCGTAAGCGAAAACATAGTTGCTCAAAGAGCAACTTATAGCATTTTAATATGTTTCAGTATTCAAACAGTTCTAATCGTATAAATCAGGATCACGTCCTAATCCATTTGGTCTTTCCGGATGTACTTCGAGTATTATATACTCTTCATCTGGTTTAACTTCTTTTAATTGTTGTACCGTCTGAAATGCTTCACTCTGCGAAAGTGCGGATATGACTACATTTTTAGGAACAACTACAAATTTTGTCTCTGCCATCGTAAGATTATTTAAAAGAATCTGATTGGAATAAATAGTTATAGTTAAAATAAAGGACTATTTCATGAAAGTTACACAGATCGTTGCTGAATCCACTAAAAAACCTGTTTCCGAGGCGCCTGTATCAGGCTTAGCACAGTTTGGTAAGAAAGTTCTTGCTAAAACAGCCGCAAAAGTAGGTGCAAAAAATTTCGCGTCTGGCGTTGCAGGCAACGTTGACACAGGTGCTGAAGCAAACGAATTACGTAAAGCATGGCAAAATCATCAAGGTTCTATTGGCGGTAAAATGGGTGCTAACGATCCAGCAGAGTTTAAGCAATGGTTACTTAACAATGGCTTTAAAGGCAAAGATGCAGTCATTGATAAAGCAATGACAGATAATAAAATTACAGGACCGTTTGGTAAAGGTCCACTTGATAAAGCATTATTACAAATAGTACAGAATTCTAAAAAGGCGTCGGCACAAGGTGCTGGTGCAGATCAAACAGCCACAAAAGCACAAGCAGGGGCTACAGCAGGAGCAGGAGCAGGTAAAGGCGCTACAGCAGGAGCAAGTGCTACAGCAGGTGCAGGTAATGAAATTCCACAAGGAATTAAAGATCAATTAGATCAACTTACACCTGGAGAGAAAAAATATTTAAGTGATACACTTGGTCAAGGTAGTGCTCCACCTAAGGCTACTCCAGCACCAACGGCACCAGCAGGAGCAACAGCATAACATGAAACTTAATGAAGTAACAGCATACAATCTTAAGTCACAAGCAATATTAACAGAATCTCAGTCATGGGAAATGTTAACTGAGCAACAAAAAATCTATGTTGGTTCATGGGAAAAGAATGTTTGGCCATTAGTTGAGCAGTACAGCAACTTAATGGAAGCCGATCTTAAACCTGACGAAATACAAAAAATATTTACACAGGCTGAAAAAATATCAATTGAAGGCGGTGAGAATTTAACAGCATTAGGTAAAGCAGGTAAAGTAACTGCTGAAGTTTCAGGCAAGATGAAAACTGAAATTGACAAGTTAATGGATGCCGCGGCAAATAGCGGACCTGTTAAAAACTTTGATGCACAGTTTGAAAAACTAAAAACACAATTAAAGACCAAAGTAAAAGATATGCCCGGCGGTCAAAAAATCCTTGCAGGAGTTGACAAGTGGGGCGGATTTGCAAAAGACAATCCAGCCAAGAGTGCATTTATTATTGGTGCAATGACATCAGTACTTGCATTTGCAAGTGGTGGTATTTTAAGTGGTGCCGCAATTGGTTTCTTCTTAAAGTTAGCAAACAACACTATTAAGGGCGATAAACTATCAACAGCAGTTGCTAAAGGTGTTAAAGGCGCGGCAATTGGTGCTATTGCAGGTGCGTTGGGCGATGCTATATCAGGAACAGCAGAAGATATGTTCCCAGCAGAGATTACACAAACATTTATGACTACCAATGGCGAGATAGATATAACAGAACTAACAGCCATGGGTGCAGACAGTATCGAAGACTTAGATTCTGAAGCAGTTAAAGAACTTATTCAAACACGTACAGCAATGATACAGATGATGCCTAAATTAGACGATGAAGCATCAGCAGTATTAGATAAACAGTTAGACGCATTAAACGATAAAATATTCGAACTTGAACCAGATGGTAAAAATGTAAAACAAGCAATTGACAATCTTCAAACTAAATTTAACATTGAAGGTGAAGGCATTGACGTTGTTGTAAAATCAAACACTACAGGTGATGCAAACGTTACTTTAGCAGATCCAGATAAGTTAGGTGATGAAGGCGACTACGGTTCAGGACCTGAGCAAGATGTAGGTGGTACTGGCAAAGACACAGTTGACACAACAAGTACTGCTGACCCAGACGGAGATGTAGGTGCTGAAGGAACTGTAAAAGCACAGTATAGCAAAGAAGAAATGAACGAACTTGGTATGGACACAAGTGAACAACCAACAAGTACAGGAATTGCTAAACTTGGTGACGAACTTGATTTAAGTCCAGAACAAGTTGAAAAACTTCAATCAGTTTATCAAATGGAAAAAGCAGTTTCAACCAGAGAGTTTATGGGCATAAAAATGTCCGCTGACACTTCAATAAAAGATTTTGCAGGTAGTACACCACAAGTAGTTGACGGACTTGAAGGCGAGTATGAAGCAGGATCAGTATTTAAAAAGACTATTGAAACTAAAATTCCAGGTTCAGACAAACCATGGAGTGCATTAGTTACAGGTTCAGTTGAAGGTGTAGATGCAGAAGGAAATATTGTTTACTCAATGTCTAAAGTATTTGTAGGTCCGGAAGTAATGGACAGTGAATTCTGGGCAATCATTGATTCACTACCAGAAGACCAAAAAGACAGAATGATGGACATGTTTGATACATGGAAAGAAACAGCAGAATTAGAAACAGGCATTGATACATTCAAACAAGACATGGCTGAAAAAATTATGCAAGGTGCGGCGGCAGTTGCACTTGGTGGAGCATTAGCCAAATCAGAATATGTAGAAAAAGGTGCAAAGAAAGAATCAAAAGTTTATAAAAATGCAGAACAGTTAGAAGAACAATACTTTAACGAGTTAGAAGATTACATTCTTAATGAAATAGACATTAAACAAATGGCTAAGAAAGCCGCGGCAGGTGCGGCTAACATAGGTAAAGCGGCGGCTAAAGGTACAGGTAAAGCAGTAGGCGCTGGCTTAGACAAAGCAGGTGCAGTAGCAAACAAAGGTATTGGCAAGGCTGTAGGCGCAGTTTCAGGCGCGGCTAAAAAAGCAGGTAAAGAATTAGGACAGAAAGTTACAACACGTAAACTTAACAAGGCTTGGACAAAAGCAGGTGAACCTACAGACATTGGTTCTATTACTAATATACTTTCAGCACAAGGATTAAGCGATGAGCAGATCGGTACAGTTGCTAAAGATACAGGGCAACCTCTTAAGAAAGATCCAAACGCCGGTGGACAAGATCCAGAAGGCGAAACTGGTAGCACGGCGAGTTCGGGAGGTGTTAAAGGTGGTAAAGGAACTAAATCAAGTCCAGACCCTAAAGCAGACAAAGACGGTGACGGAATAGCAGACGGAAGTAGTGCATCAACATTACAAGGCAAGGCTTCCAAAGATCCATTTAACGATGGGCCGTTCGATATGAAGTCAAGTCCACCTAAGGGTACAAACGCAGGTGCAACTAAAGATGATTTTGAATGGAAAGGCGCACAGTGGATTAGCACATCTACAGGAAAAGTTGCAGACAAGGCAACAGCGGCAAAACTTGGTAATCCTAAAATAAACGAATTAATACGTGAGATTCAAAAAGCAAAAGTTGAAAAACTTGTTGTAGATTATCTTGCAGGATCGGATAAGAAAGCACCAGCGGCTAAACCAGCGGCTAAACCAGCAGTTACAAAAACAATGACTTCTAAAGCGGCTAAGAAAGCACCAGCACCAGCACCAGGCGATGCAGGTGGCAAGTACGCTTCAATTCAAAACTAATAATTAAAAGAACGGCAATCCGGACTTCTTAGTAGTTTCCATATTATCTTCTACGATTTTTTTGACCATGTCTCGGTCTTCAGGACCCATATCATATGCTTCAGATAGAGTTACTCCACCACGCATATACCAAACAAGTTTAAGAATATTGTGTCTTAGTTCTTTGGCTGAGTTTTCAAGATCAGTAACTTCTTTCTGGATTTTGTCAAGAGGCCACTGTGCTATTTGCGTACGAAAAAATTTGATTGGTCAAACGACACTGGTACCTCCCAAGTTTCAGGTGCACCTGCCGCCTTCTCTTCATCTGTTGCTTGTGCAACTAATGGTTTAAGTGAATGATCATTTCTTTTGTGTTCTATTGACTTTTTAACTCCATCAAAAATTTCTCCTGATGTTTGTTCAAAGAACTCAAGTATATGTTTCTTATCTGTTACTTTATCTTCAGCACCAAATTGAACCCAATCCATTTGTGTTACTACAGCGTCTAAAGTCATTGAAGTTAGTTTACCAAAACTTTGATTAAACTTCTTCATTTTTTCTTCTTCACTTAAATCTGTATCAGCAATGGTTTGCATCATACGTTGTTCTTCAAATGCCTTTAATGCAGTTTTTGTAAACTGTCTATAATTTAAAGGTCTAATATTAAATGTAAATCCGTTGCTTACATATAATGGGTCGTATGTTCTACCTTGTACAGTATCTAATAACATAATTAAATCTACTTCTACGTCCTTAGTCATTTCTGTGTTTGGAACCTGTGAAGTAATTGTAAGTTTTTCTCCATAAGTAGCAATCCTTACAGCAATCAAAATAGCATCAAGGTCTAAACTTGGTGTATCGTATGCATTTTTAATATTAGGAATACAACTTTGAATCATTGTTACTGTTGACTCACCGTTAATAAGTGCGTCTGGTGTTTTTAATACTAACTCATCTTTGGCAGTCATTGGATAGACTGGAACTTCACCATTTTCTGGTAAGTCAAGTGATCCTTCTGGCCAATATGATCCGCCTGACGGAAGTTTAAGATACAGTTTTGGCTGTCGAAAATGCTTCGTTAGGGGATTTGCCCGAACCGGTTGTACTGGTGTACCCGGTTGTGGTCCATTAGGCATCATTGGTATACCGCCTTGTGGAATTTTATTTTCTGACATATTTTTCTCCTGCTAAATAGTTATAGCAAAAGTATTTATTGCATTTATAAAGTGAGTATTTAATTAATGGCTGTAACAGCAGATATACCCGGAATTGGAAATATACAGATCCAAGACGCGGCTACCGAAGCGACACTAAAAGACATCCTTGCGGCTCTAAAGAAGGGTAACAAAGGTGGAGGCGGTGGAGCGGCTGGAGGCGGTGGCGGAGGTGCTGGCGGAATGGCAGGCGTAATGGAAAAAGCCGCCAAGAAAACTGGAAACTTTGCAGACGAAATAGAATCTACTACTTCTGTACTTGGAGATTTTGGTAGAGGCTTGTCAATGGTTGGTGGAATGTTCACCAAAGGTATTGGAATGGCCGCAGGTGCTGTAACTGGATTAGCAAGTGAGTTCATGGGTACCAGCGTTAAGATGAGCGACTTTGCTTCACAACTTCCTGTAGTTGGAAATGCATTAGGCGGAATATTACAAGTTGTTGAAGGCAGTGTACAGGAATTTAGAACTTTATCAGAAGTAGGTGCAAGTTTTGGTAACAACATTGTTGAAATGAACTTGGCGGCATCAAATGCTGGAATGAGTTTAGAAAGTTTCTCAGGATTTGTAGTTAATCAATCACAAAACATGATGCTATTAGGAGGAACTACTTCTAATGGTGCAAAAGAGTTTGGAAAATTAATTAAGAGTTTACCAAGAAAAGAATTTATGGGAATGGGGTATGAAATGGATGCCCTTGCTGAACACACTGCTGAGTACATGGAACAACAAGCCATGCAAGGCAGACTTGCTGGAAGATCACAAGCACAATTAAAAGCAGGTTCAGAAGCATACCTAATGCAGATTGACAGACTTGCTAAAGTAACAGGTAAGTCACGTAAAGAAGCAGAAGCACTATTAAAGAAACAAAGTGCTGAAGCAAACGTAATGGTTATGGCAAGTAAACTGTCAGGACAAGCATTAACCAACTTCCAAGACGGACTTGCATTTGTTGATTCAGAATTACCAGGATTTAGTAACGCTATTAAAGATATGGCAGACGGTGTTGCACAAACTCCATTAGCACAAAAACTTGCGGCAACTATACCAGGCTTTGCAGACTTACAGAAACAACTTGGCGACGGTTCAATTAGTCAAGAAGAATATGTTAAGAAAATGGCAGGCTTTGGACCACAAATGGACGAATTCTTTAAGAACATGGATCCAGCACAAGTATCAGCGTTGATGGGTAAAGAAGGTTTTGAAGGTATGACATCGGGTCTTGCAGAATTTAATAAAATGTCTGCAAAATATCGAGACGCAGACTTTAAAGCAATGGAGGCAGAACAACAACAACGTGATAAAACTACACAAACAGTTTCCGAGTTTGAAGTAGCAATAACAGAAATGCGTAACAAAATTAAAACAACTGTACTTGACAGTGGATTGTTTGATTTGTTTATGGAAGGTATTGGCAAGTTTACTTCTTGGTTTACTGCTGAGGGTGAAGACGGTATTTCTGCTATGGACAAATACTTAGACGAACTTCTCTTATACGGTGAAGAGTTAGCGGCATTCTTAAAAGATACCTGGGAAGCATCAGACGGTGACTTAGGTACATTCTTTAGCACAGTTTGGGAAGATAGATTCAAACCTATGATTGATAAAGGATTTGATAAAGTTGGAGAAATGTTTGGCGATTGGTTTGGAGACTTCTTCAAAGAACATATTGGAACAGTAATTACTGGTGTACTTGGTGGACTTGCAGGATTAATACTTGCAGGGTTTGTAACATCATTACTACCAGCAGTGTTTGGAATTATACTTGGACCAATTATTGCACCATTCCTTGCAATCGGTGCGGCATTAGTTGCTATATTTGGTTGGGAAACAATTAAAGGTTGGGTAGCACCAATATGGGACGTTCTATCAGGAATGTTTGGTTGGATTGGAGACTTCTTTGGAGGTCTCTGGGAAAAGACAAAAAATCTTGGTAAGAAACTTAATCCATTAAATTGGTTTGGTGGCGACGATGACGATGATGTAACTGATAAGCACGTAAAGAAAAACCAAATTTCATCAACAATTGAAATGCCAGGAACACCAGCAACTGTAACAGCAGGGACGATGCCAGACTATGAAATGCCAGCAGTTACTACACCAGAAGTTGATACTGCCAAAATTGTTGCCGATTCAGGAGTCACAAAAATGCTGGCAGACACCACAGACACGGTAAATAGTAACAGTAGCGATTTGTTATTAACAACATTAGGTGAACAAAACAAAATTTTGAAGCAGTTACTACGTGCAACAAATAGTTTGCAAGGTAATATGTTGAAAGGACCTGCATAATATGAGCTGGAAAAGATACTTTACAAATGTGCCAACAGGCAATAACGACAACGGTAACATGAGCCCGTTCAGTGGACGTGGCGGTAATGAGCCTGGTCCAGCAAGATCCAATTATTCATCATACCTACCAGATGTATATGTTGGTAGTCCAAACCGTGTTGAACGTTATGGACAATACAACACTATGGACAACGACAGTGAAGTAAATGCGGCTTTAGATATTTTAGCAGAATTTTGCTCACAACAAAATCCAAGAAATTTAACACCATTTGAACTTAACTTTAATAAACAAGCAACAAACAGTGAAATTACTGTATTAGGACAATACTTAAAACAGTGGTCTAAATTACAGAAGTTTGACACTAAGATGTTTAGAGTTGTTCGTAATACATTCAAATATGGCGATGCATTTTTTGTTAGAGATCCAGAAACTAAAAGATGGTTTTATATTGATCCTGCAAAAGTAGTACGTATTATTGTAAACGAATCAGAAGGTAAAAAACCTGAGCAATATATTATTAAAGATATTAACTTTAATTTTAGAGATCAAATTATTACTGATCCACATATTACAAGCGGAAATATTACAGGCGGTGGAACATCGTCAGGTTCACAAGGTTATCAATCAGGTGGCGCACAAGGTGCAGTTGGTAATACAGGAACATCACAATCAGGATCAAGATTTAATGTAAACAACAGAGAAGTTGCAATTGATGCAGAACATGTTGTACACCTAAGTTTATCAGAAGGGTTAGACAACAACTATCCATTTGGTAATTCATTACTTGAAAGTATCTTTAAAGTTTACAAACAAAAAGAATTACTTGAAGACGCAATTATTATTTACAGAACACAAAGAGCACCAGAACGTAGAGTGTTTTACATTGACGTAGGTAACATGCCATCACACCTTGCTATGCAGTTTGTAGAACGTGTTAAAACAGAAATACACCAAAGACGTATTCCAAGTGCAACAGGCGGTTCAACAAGTGTTATTGACAGTGCGTACAATCCTTTATCAACTAATGAAGATTACTTCTTTCCGCAAACAGCAGAAGGACGTGGATCTAAAGTTGAAACACTACCAGGTGGTACTAACTTAGGTGAGATTGATGACTTAAAATACTTTACTAATAAACTTATTAGAGGTTTACGTATTCCAAGTAGTTACTTGCCAACAGCGGCACAAGACGATGCACAAACGCAAAGTAACGATGGTAGAGTAGGTACTGCATACATACAAGAACTACGCTTTAACAAGTACTGTGAGCGTTTACAAGCACTTGTAACAGAAGAATTTAACCAAGAGTTTAAACGTTACTTGATGGAAAAAGGAATGAACATTGATGTTTCAATGTTTGATTTAAAACTTGAGCCACCAATGAACTTTGCAAGTTACAGACAATCAGAACTTGATAACGTAAGAATTCCAACGTTTACACAAATTATGGCAGTGCCATTTATGAGTAACAGATATGCATTGAAACGTTTCTTAGGATTAAGTTCAGAAGAGATTGCAGAAAATGAACGTTTATGGAAAGAAGAAAATGACGAAAACTTAACTCCACCTCCAACAGACGCCGCAGGTGAAATGCGTGGCGTAGGTATTAGCGGAGCGGCAATGGACGCAGATATAGCAGGCGGGGAAGACATTGATCCAACTGCTGAGCCTGATCCAATTGCAGGAGGAGAAGCGACAGCACCTGACACAACAACAGGCGGTGGCGCAGGCGGAGCACCTGCTCCTGAAGTTCCACCAGCATAAGGAATAAATAGTTACATGATACTAAGAGAATTATTTTATTTTGATAAAGAAACACTTGAACCTACCGAGGACAAGTCATACGATTCTGTTGACGACGAAGGTGTTGTACAAAAAGATGATACTCGTAAGACACGTTTAAGCCTACGACAAATTAATAAAGCACGTCGAGCAGGCGAATTCCACAAAGAAGAACAACAAAAAGAATTACATTTCGTAAGACAAATGTACGGATTAGCGGCACAACCTGAAGTTTAGGAGAACCTATGTCAACAGCATTCGTTGTTGGTAACGGCACAAGCCGTAAACCTATAGAGTTAGAAACTTTAAAGAAATACGGCCCAATCTATGCCTGTAATGCAGTTTACAGAGATTTCAAACCAGACCATCTTATTGCAGTTGATTCCAAAATGGTCATGGAAATCGTCAAAACAGGCTGGCAAAAGCATAACAAAGTATACACTAATCACAACAAACAATTCAAAGATATACAACATTTAAACATTTTAAACCCAAGTAAAGGTTGGAGTAGTGGTCCTACAGCATTAGATCTTGCTTCTGACCACGGACACGAGACACTTTATATATTAGGGTTCGATTTTAAAGGCACTACAGGCACCGGAAAAGGCGATGATAAGGTAAACAACTTATACGCTGGTACATTTAATTACAAGCGAGAAAACGACCCTGCAACATATTTTGGTAACTGGGAGCGTCAAGTAGGCATA